GATCTCTTTACCACGAATCTCAGAGAGCCTCTGTAAACGATCCGGGTCAGAAAAATACGTCAACAAGCCTTTTCGTGATGCCCGTTCTATGCCGTCTAAAAACTCCGTACCAATCTTTCCGAACTTGGCATTGAAGCGTGCCGGAGTTAACTCCTTGATGAAACTGTTAGGCGTACCTCCTGCCACTCGGAGTTCGAGTTCAAGAAATTTTACCATGTTGTCCGTGAGAGACGTGAGAGGAATCGTACGCACGTTCGACACCTTTTCGTAAGCGAGTGTCACTTCAGCAAAACGCCCGGAGTCAGCAACAGTAACTAGACCTTTTAGGAGATTGTCCACCTGCACGAGTTTCGACGCTTCTGTGCTGCTTAGGTTGGTGTGGCTAGCTACACGAGACATGCCAACCATCAAGCTATCTACTTTGTTGCGGATTGTGTTTTCTGCCTGCGGCGGACCTACTTGAGCGAGTGCGCCTGCTTCTTTTCGTAAGCCCGTGTATATTTGCGCTTGTGTTTCGGCTGCGGGGGCTATGGGCATTGCACCTTCTTGTATGTTAGCTCGTGCAGCAGGGGTGAGGTTTTGAGGTGTATCTACTCCGCTCTTGAGAGTTTCGAGACGGGCGGATGCAACAAGTAAGTCATCGAGTACGCCCTCGATAGATACGAGTTCTTGAAGTGACGGAAGCTCGGATTGAGCCACGTACTTCAAGTGCGCGTCGATCTCTTGCATCGCATTTTCGATAGAGTTTACATAGCCTAACCTGTGATACTCTGAAGAAGTGGTGAGGGATAGAGAGTACGCCTTGAGGATGTCGATTGCCTGTCTCGCAGCAGTCGTATCCTCTACGTTAGCTCCGATGAGATTCTCCAAGTTTATCACCTTTTCGTCGAGACGAGCGGCTACATTCGAAAGAACTCCCTGTCGCTTCTTGTAGTGCTCTGTGTCTGACAGCATACTCAAGACACGAGACTTCATCTTTAGAAGCTGTCCCGGCTTCATCGAAGACGCGTTTGCGGTGTACATATCGCTATACGCCTTTAGCACAGCGAGAGAAGATGTCTCGCCAAAGCCGGTTGAAAGGAGCTTCCGATACTCGGAGTACTCCTTCATGCTCATAACACCTGCATCTACGAGAGGCTCCAAGACACTCATCACAGTCTGCGTATCTTGGAAGAATATGTCGAGACTCCGGAATATAGGCTCCTGATATTCAACCGGCATACTCAAGATAGTTTTAGCGAAGTTTTGAATCTGCTTCTGTTCACCCACAGATAATCGAGCACGCGTGGCCGCATCTGCAAACACGATATTTTTTACGCTCGGATTTACGAGCCAGCCTTCACCGATACCTCGCCGATATATACCGAACAAACCTGTCGCCCCGTTACCTACGGGACTCATAATATTCTCTTCGAAAAACGTACGTGTCCGAAACGCGATATTAGGGGCGCGTTGACCTGCTACGCCCATAGCTTTATCAGATATTCCCGTCAGCTTGAAAAATTGATTTGCTCCCAAGAGGCCCACAGCACCGATGGCTGCAATACCCTCCCCGACTAAGCCTTGTTGTGGTTCGAGGGGGAAGCCGGTCACAGGGTCACGCTCCCCCGTTGACGCACTGCGCCCAATGTGCATAGCAAGAGCGAACATCCCATCGAACTCAGGGTGAAAACCTGATTCACGAACTTTTATTCCCCAACTACGTATGATTGCGTTGTTTCGTTTCGCACGAACGAAGCGGAGATTGTCATCGGCCACTTGCAAGTTATCTTTTGCAATACGTAAGCTCTCTCGGAGATCGTCGAGATTTCCATCAGAATCTCCGGCCTTTTCAGCTTGGGCTATCTTCACACGGATATCCGCGACTCTGTCTCCTGCGTCGTTAAATTCGTTCTCGCGCGTGACAATCTGTTTGCTGTAGTTAGCACGATCTGCCTGTACGTTTACTTTCGTCTGTGCTCGACCTACGGCACGTGCTAGACTGTTCGTACGGAATGTAGAGAAGAAACGATATGATTCCGCGTTCCTGAGTAGCTCTCGTGTTTTTGTTGTGACATCGAGGGCCAAGTCCGTTCCGGCTTTAGCAGCACCCATAGCACGGAGAGTGTTCGTCGGGAGGAGATGGTACGGAATCTCCATGTTTCTCATATGACGGTAGAGACGATTTCCCGTACGCATAATTCTTCCCGAGAGCACGAACGGAGCTTGTATAGTCTTGAGGGCAATCGCACCCTCCAAGACGTACCCACCTAGCTTTTGCGACCAGTGCAAGTCGTCCCACATTGCTTCGAAGAGGTCTTCTGCGAATTTCTCACCGACGAACTGACGTACGAACTGTCCGTCTTCATTCTTCTCGCCGAGTCCGAGACGTTCGAACTTTTCTTGACCGTAAAGCACAAAAAGTTGCTCACGAATCATATCGTTCACAAACGTCGTACGATTTGAAAAAAGTTGACTTTTCTTGAGGTCAGCAAGTTCTTTTGTTATTTCAGCATCTGTAGGCTCGTATATTTCACCGAACATCCCTTCTAGTGGCGTGTTTCTATACGCGTACGTAAACGCCGTCTTACCGAGACTCGGAAGATAGTGACGTGCTCCTAGCTCAGACACGGAAACGAGATTGTATATTCGCTCGGCAAAGATGTCGGCAAAATCCGTGCCGAGAGTCTGGAGGAGAGCATCGCGAACATCGGCATCAGCCGGTCCATCCGGACGACTCAGGATAAACTCACGAATACGAGCCTGTCCTTGAGCTTGATCCTCGATAGTCGCACGCTGACCTAAACCCAAGTAGTAGAGGGCGTTGTTTATCGGACCCATGAGTGGCTGTTCTAGCTCACCCGTGATTTCGTTGATAGGGCCGGTGATGTACTTCATCTCCGTTTCGGGCGGGAGGATTACTTCACCTGAATCCGGCTGGAGAGGAAAGCCCCCAGTCTCTACAAAACCTTGAAAACGGGGGTCACCGGACTGCTGCGCGAACGTATCGTAACGCATATATAATTCGCTGTTAGGATCACGGGCACTGTTGAGTAGTGCGACCTGATCAGGAGATGCGCTACCTGCCGTCTCGGCGGCTTTCGCCTCCTTGAGCAACGCGTATTGTTCAGCAGGAATGAGTTCGAGCGTGCCGGAAGTGGTCAAATCCCCGAACATCGTGTTTAAATCTACTTCTCCCGAGAGTCCTTTTTCGAACATCTCGTTACGAGCTTGGGCGGGCAGCACCGTCTTGAGACGCTTGATGTTGTCTCGCTCTTGCGCTACGAGCCTTTCGTACGATCCGATCGTGCCCGGCGGAGTTCGTTTGGATGGATCATCACCTAATAGTCCCGGAAAGACGACCGTATCAAGAGGCGACGGAAAGGCATCAACATTCGTTTCCGGCGAGTCTAAGGGGTGTGCAAGACCCCGGGGAGTGATCGACGTGAGGTAATTACCATCTGACACATTGTTTTTAAATTGAGTCATTACTATCGGCCCGTCCGTGCTCTAATTTCTTCTTGACTGAGGAATTCGCCTTGCGCGTTGATATACAGAGGTACGCCCCGAATAAAATCGACAGGGTCAGAGTCTCCAAAGATTTTTTTCCGGACTCTATAGACGTACGTCCCGGGCTGTGTTGCGCTCGGACCAAATACGTCATCTGCGTATTTGAGATCGTACTTTTCTCGGAAGTTACTAAATGCGGGGTTCACACCTATCACTGCTATGCTCGACGCTCCCGTGTTAGCAAAATCTTTTTTGAAGTCCTCTACGTCATCGAGACCACTCGTCACCTGTACGAGATTACCAAAGTAGCGTAACGCTCTCATCTGTTGTATCTGTGAGCGTGTAGGTGCGAAGTATCTCTGCCCCTGTTGCATACTCGTTTTGATATCGAAGATTTGATTGTGACGTACGATAGCATCTTTAGTCTCTTGCATTAAGCCTTCGACCACGGAGATTCGTACCTCCTTCGAGGAAAGGAAGTCCGCGTTTACGGCTTTAAGAGCGGCGATGTAGTCTCGCTCAGAGATACGACCGGCTTCGTCCATCGTCTTTGCAAAGTTGTAGGCGAACTTGACGAGAGCGGATGCTAGCTGGGCATCGTTCTTTAGGAAATCTTGTTGTAAGAATGATGCGGTGGCAGCTTCGATACGATCTCTCTGCGCTTGACTTTCGTAGTCATCAGGGTTGTAGAGTCCGAGAGCTTCGAGAGCCTTGCCCCCTGCCTGAAACGCTTGCTTCGCGACACTATCATCAATCAGGAACAAGTTGGCAAACTTGACACGTATGTCCGTAGTAAACTGAGAACCTCGTGGCTGTTGTTCGAGGAGATTGAGAACTAGGTTACCCTGTTTCAAAAAGTCGGCATCTGCTCGGCGACGTTCATCAAGTTTCTTGTCTGTGATGCCACTGCCCGTGAGACGTGCGAACATACGGTCTGTTTCAGCGAGAGTCATAGTCGTACGTCCCGCTTGGGTTCCGAATCCGGGAGGTAGGTCTGCGCTCATAGCTACAGAGAGAACATCTAGCTGATCGTTACGATCTGTGATACCGAAACGTGCAAGAACTTGTCCGATAGACGCAGCATCCCTCTCTCGTAGCGGAGCGTCTTTACGCGTAGAGAAGAAGCCCATATCCGAAATGACGTTTGCCGCTTCGAAGAGATAGAACGGATTGTCGTAGTTCGATGCCTCGATCATGCGATAGTTTAGGTCACTATTGTTGAAGAAGGCATGTGTGCTCACACCTCGTTTTGCAGCGAGACTCTTTACTGCCGGAGTAACTTGGAGCACCGTCGTAGGTGTGAGAGCGTACTGATCTTCCGAGAGTTCCATACCTGATGTATCGACTTGCGGAGTAGAATTTGTACGCAAACCACTTCGCGTTTCATCCGGCTTAGGCTGCTTAAATACATCGTGTACGAGAGTTTGTACGAAGGGAAGGGAGTATAGCTCACCGAACGCGTACGCGTAGTCGCGAGGACCGGGAGCTTCCCGCTTCTCTTCACCCCGATACGAGGCTTGCATCTGCGAGGCGTAGTCGAGCTTGAGAGCACTCGTCACTTGCGCTTCAAATTCCTGCTTTTCCTCCGGTGTCATTGCCGCATAGAAGTCGAGACCGTTATCTCCCGGCGTTCTCAGCTGTCCTTGCGCGTTGGTAACGCCGTAGCTAATACTTGCAATACGTGTGTTTAACTGCTGGAGAAACCCTGTCGGGTCTTGTTCGAGGGTCTTTCCGGTTTCGATGTTGATGGTCTTATCAGAGCTAGTAAACGAGTACACATCCTTCGCCACTTTTTCGACGAGATCACGTGCGTTGATGAGAGTTAAGAAATCAGCCTGTGCTTTAGCAGGAATTGACGGTGCTACTTGGAATCCGGGAGTACCGGCATCCGCATCTTCTAACACTCCCGGATCACCTACGAAGGCGGCAATATTTTCGAGAATATTGGTGGCCGTTTGTCTCTTTGCTCCGACATCGTTTTGATCAAATTTCGAAAGGTTCTGTACCCCGTCGTCGAGTATTTTGATGATCTCGTCAGCAGTTTCTTCTCCGGCGAGTAGGCTATCTTCAGTGCCGTACTTTGACGCGATACCATCGAGAAACATAACGTCGAGAATTGCGCCCCGGGGACCGGAGTACGATACACGACCATTATCATCCGTAGTCTTTGTGAGATGTTTTTCGACGATTTTGTTGCGGAGTGCGTTCACAGTTTCGAGGGCGGGTGCGATTATTTCAGACTTTAATTCTCCGTCTTTGCCCGTGAACAAAGCTGCGAGGTCGTCCCGTTCGTCGTTAGATATACGCTCGTACGGCTTCTCAGGAATAGGCATACGAATTGTGCTAACGAGGAGCGCTTCAAATTTAGAACCCGGCCGAGCTACCGGTAAGAGGTTTCGGGCTTCGGCTATTTTCTTTTGAGGGTCTTCCGGGAGCGCATTGAACATACTCAATTCGTTCGCAGTCATCTTGTCTTGCGTGGCGAACGCTTGCATCATCGTGATGTACGACGGGGGAAGGGAGTTCACCGTGCTTGCAAGTTGAAACTCTTCAGGATCAATCTTCATTCCCACTTGAAAGCCGATATCTAAGAAGTCGTCAGGCGTGAGTTGTCTATTCAGCGAGGCGGTGTAGTCTTGTATTGCCGGAAAGACGCCCTTGCTAGTGTACTTATTCCAGACACCCATCACCTCACCCGCAAGATTTTGATCACCCATAACCGTATCGAAAACAGTCTTCTGGTTTGCCGGGAGGGGTTGATCTGTACGGTGTGCGTTTAAGAAGATTGCGTTTTGTTGCTCGGGCTGAAACCCCAAGAACATCGGTAAGTTTGATGCGTCTTGCATAAAGGCGTTCGCGAGACCGTAATTATCTTTGTTCGTCAAGAACGAGAAGAGGTCACCCTGCGCCGACTTCTTAGCTTCTGCTGCCGCTTCTGCTTCGAGCTTCTTCTGCTTACGGATAGCTAGACGACTCTGAACAGCCGTGTCGAGGATACCCTGTATTGCACCGAGAGTGATAGGACTTTCGAGAATATTAGCCATTACGATTCTTTCTCCGATTCACCTGTGAGCATATCCTCTGCCATGCGTGTGGTCTTGTTGATACTTTCCCGAAGCTCTGCGAACATGCTCGGATTGTTCGTTTTGAGCACTCGCAAGAAATCTTCGTTGTCCATGCGACCGTCGTTAGCCGGGTTCTCTTTCTCAAACATACGATACGGAATTTCATTTATCTCGGCTTGGTACGCTATGTAGAGAGCTAACGGACCCTTCGCAAGGAGACCGGCGTCGAGAGAGAACTTGCCATTTTCAAATCCGTTGATAACCCACGCTTCGACGAGATGTTCGACAGAAACACCTGCAAAGAGGAGCTTGAACAATTCGTCACGAAATACTTCGTCTTCTTCGATACGACCCGTAGCTTCGTCGAGGATAACATCTACGTCTACTTCTTGGGGAGCGTTGCCCCACGGCCAACGAGTGTTATCCGTAGTAAGAGAGATGCCCGGCGGTGCCGCAGCGAAACGATCCCGAGATTCGAGATCACCACGTCGCACTTCTGTTTTATCGTTACCTTTAAACATTATCAACCCAATCGTCTCTGTCTAAATATCGTGCGATCAACCTGACTTTTGCGGGTGCTAGCCATGTTACCCAACTGAACAGGCTTACCTCTCGGTCGAGAGGCTGGTACCTTAGTCTGTTGAATTTGGCGGATGTTCTTTTCTTTTGCCAAGTTGTTCTTAAAGTAGGTATACGTAGCATCCATACGAGGAAGAGCCATTCCCCGGGGCGCGTCCATAGTTTGCATATTGAGTCGTGCCGATTGTAGCCGGGAGTCGAAGTTAAAGTCCGGACCCATAAACCCCTTAGACTGTCCCTTCTCATCCTCAGAATCTAACATGCCAAACTCTTTTGCGAGTCTCGCACCCTTCCTAACTGTGGAAATAATCGTACCTATATCTTTGAAGAGTTCGAATGCCATTTTACCACACCGCTATAAGGTTGATCAGACTCCTTGCGATATCTGATTTTTGTTGATCACTATAGATTTCTTCGGTCGCCGAGACTTCGAGTGCCTTCAGGGCTGACTCGTGTCGACGTTGCATCTCGCTTTCAGATGCCGTGAAGTTGAATGTTGCGTTGTCGCGATATTGCTGCCAGAGTTGATTGAGGGCTGTTTGCGTTTCATTGAAAAGGGTTTGCACATTAATACGATTAGCCTCGTTGAGAGTAGCAGTGTTTGCCGTATTGATCTGACGACGCCATTGAGTATTCGACTGATCGATTGCAAACTTCATATTCGCGTTGAATTTCTCGCGTGCATTTCGTAACTGAGCGTTGAACTCCTTGTACGCATTCTCTTGATTGACGTTAAACGTGCGTATAGCCACGTCGCGGCTAATGTTTTGCTGATCGATTTGCACTCCGAGTTCTGCAAAAAACTCCTCAACTTGAAGTTCGTTCTTTGCATTTAATTGAAGTCGTGCGTTTTCCGCCGCCGCATCTGCAAGAGCGGCCTGTGTGATCGCACTATACTTGAGGGAGTTGCTCTGTTGCTGTGCGTCGAGTTCTTTGAGATCGATAGAAAGGAGAGCCTGTGCATTAGAAATTGCTGCTTTTGTACGAGCATCAGCGTTTTGTCTGTCCATTGTAGCGACTTGTAAGGCATTTTGCAGAGCGGCTTGTTGCTGATTGTCCAAATTCTTCATCTGGATTGCGCCGTACATCTGAGCGTCTTGAGAAGCGACAGATATACCCGACTCCATCACTTGTTGTGTGACGGCTGCTGCAGCCATAGATGACGATCCAAGACCACGCTGTTGCATAAGTGAGACAGCTTTACGAGCAGGTCCGGATGCCCATGCCGGGAGGGGCTTTCCGTCTTCGATACCCTGAAATAGTTCACTCAACTGATACTGAACAGTAGCTCGTTGATCTAGCTCTTGCGTGGCTGCTTTAGCCATCGCCCCTTGAGACAGACGTTGATTAGATATATCATCTAAGTCGATAAGATCATTAACTGAAAAGTCTGACTTTGCACCAACAAATTCTTGTTCTTGAATTTCCGGAAGACTCTGTGCTGCAGCATCAATCTGACCCGCACCCTCAAATTTTGCAGGCATTTGCAAGGATGCGACACTATCAGGGTCTATAGTCGTAGGAGTGACAGCTTCAGGACGATCTTCAACTAAGACGCCCTCTGTTGTAAGTTGCTCCTCTTCTGCCGGTCCTTGAAGAATAGGCGTGACTTTAGTAGCATCTGTGCCCACTTTACTCGCAAGTTCTGTGGACTTATCTTGAGCTAATTGTGACTGAGGTGGTATTGCCATTGTTACCTAATTCCCATAAATACGGAGACGACCATCGCTACGACTAAAATCGTACTCCCCATGATCATTGCTTCTAAGCGCCACATACGTTTGTCAAGGCTGTCTAACTTCCCGTGAACCAGTTCTCGAAACATGGCGCATTCTTTCTCGTGCGCTTCGAGTTGCATCTGGGTCTTCAGTGCGGGTTCCATTGCCTGTTCCATTTTCATACTAGCTTGCATTTAGGCTACGACCTATTTCGTACAGATTTGTTCCGTCCGAGAGGAATGTGAAAATGTCTTTGGCACTCGCTGCCGTTGTCAAGGTGGGAGTTCTACCTGCTGCCCACTTAAAGACTGCATTCCAAGTGCCTGTGCGTGAACCCGTGCTGTCTTGCTTCACCATTAGAACGTACACACCACCGTCAACTTGATTGGTAGGTGCGCCAAAGGTACGGTTGCCACCGAGTTCGACGCTAGTCACCTGATTGCTAGATACGTCCCACGCGATTGTAGATGCGTCAGTCAGCGTAGTGGCGTTGAAGTTTTGTGTTTTGGTGAACTCCTGCGCTTTGCTGTCGATGATCACGTTGCCTGTTGCGTCTGGTAGAGTGATTGTACGATCTGCTGTCGGGTCCGTTACGGCAAGGGTGGTTTCGAAGTCATCGGCTGTGGAACCTTCAAACACAATATTAGCGCCGAACGAGCTATCTACCGCAGCTACCTCCGTGTCAACATACGCTTTGATAGCCTTAGCAGAAGCGAGTGTAGTGTCTGTGCCAGCTACGGATGATAGGTCTGTATCGAGGACTCCTGACTTGAAGTTGTCTACTTCGATGTTGGACACAGTATTGTTATCAACGTCGATTGTTTTGTTAGTCAGGGTCTGCGTAGCACTTGCGCCTACAATCTCTTGATCACTGCCAGCAGGTAGAGTCAGAGTGTTTGTAACACCTGCAGAGTGAGGCTGTGGCTGTAGAGTTTGAGCGTGTGCGTTGCTAGATTCGCAGTAAAACTTGACCTGCGAACGCGAACCCGTCCCGGTGCGAATGTCAACCAAGCCATCCGACACACTGACGCCACCGGACGACCCGTCTCCGTCTATATTTACTTTGCCGTCACCATTTGGCACGATACCAATATTGCCGTTGGTATCTGTAGAAGTAATCGAGTTGCCGTTGATGTTAATATTGTCAACATCGAGATCGCCTGTAATATCGGTCGCACCTGTAATTGTGGTTGCACCTGTAATATCGGTCGCACCCGCGATTGTGGTTGCACCTGTAATTGCAAGGGTGCTGGTGTCGATAGTGACAGTTGTCGATGCGTCGATATCTACAGTAGGGGCGACGATTTCAAGCTCTGTGTCCGCATCTATGTCGAGCTTGCCATCCGCTGTCGATCCGATAGTCAGGGCCGAGTCACGGAACTGCAACTCCATAGCTGCGTTGAGAAGCAGGCCTGTGTCAGCAACGTGTGTAAGGTTTACGTCGTCATCCGCGCCAAAGTTCAAGACGGCAGCATCAGAGCGAAGGAACACATCGTCCGGAGCTATCACATCATCGTCTTGCAGGGTGAGTGCGGTAGTCAGGGCTTCTGCGTTGCCTGTCTGGAAGACGAGTTTTACATCGTCTCCACCAGTGTCATCGAGGCTGTCCACTACGATAGCGTCAATCTTTGCAACGTCTACACCCGACTGCTGCGTATCTAAGGTCTCAAAAACAATAGAACCAACACTATCCGCCGCAAGCATGTCGGTAGACGTGTTGGTTAGAGTGATGACAGGCGCGTCGTTTTTACGAACATTTAGGTTGACGAGATACGCGTTGTTCCACAGATAGGTAGTAGAACCCAGATCAAAGGATGCGTTTGTCAGCGGCTGCAGATGCGAACCCACACCGTCTGCAGAGCCGTCAGAAGCAGCTACGATAAGACGATCAATATATGCAATACCGTCGAGATACAGGTCTTTGAACTCGGCAGAAGACGTACCAAGATCGATACTGTTGTCACCGCTAGGTGTCAGGGCTGTCGTTGTTTGCTCTAGCTGTTGGGACGGTCCTAGCTTGCTAACAGGTCCACCATCCCCACTGGTAGAGCCGTCGTGTGTGTGACCGGACGATACGTTAAATGCCGCTTGGATGGCGTTAAATTCACCATCGAGAGGCGCAGCGTTGATTACGTTGCCGTCTGCAATCTGGTTCGTCGTATCGTTACGAGTATAACCTGCCATCGTTAATTACCTTCTTCCGTATTGCCCAAACTCTATCACTGCAGCATCGAGAGAGAACGGAGGGCTTGTGCCGCTCGACTCGAACTGTAGCGACACAGTAAATCCGGAGCCTTGTGTTTGTGTGTCAAAGATAGATTGGAGAGATTCTCCGCTATAAGTTGCTGTTCCAAATTTTGCCCCCGGATCACCGAAGATAAAGATTCCCCCTGAACTAGAGGTATTGCTTAGAGTAATCGTATCAGGTTCGATGACCCCGCTTTCACTAAGATCGTACTTGACGTTGAAGTCGAGATCGACTGTGCCCTGCGGGTCAGTGTAGATTGTAGCACGATATATAGTCTTTCGTGTTCGGGGGTCTGTAATCGGAAAGAAGGGCGTCGAGAAACTAGCTGTGATATCGGACCCATCGAAACTATTACCGGACTCCATCTGATAGACGTATCCGTCGTCGTTTGCAAAGAGTGCAACCTCCGTCTTTCCGGTGTATGTAGAGTCTGCAACGAAGGCTTTTATTCCTGTAGTTTCAGACCAGTTTATATCTGTCCCTTGTGCGCCTTGCAGTTGAGTCCCGATGATACCCTTCGAAGCTGCTGCTGTCGTTGTCGATGCGAATCCAAAGATGCGATACTGAGACTTCTCTCGAATCGTCAGGGACGAAAAGGATGTGTTACCGGTTGTGAGAGCAACGATCTCTTTTTGTACCGGCTTTGTGATTGACGCCAGATTAAAGTCTTCGTTTCGTTCTGTCCCAGCGACTGTGCGTAAGCCATCCGGACCCAAGAAGATAACGTCGCCTGATATTTCTTGTGCCGTGTCGTTTACAACGCAACCTATATTGTCTGTAATCGGCTGCATCTGAAAATCTGCAACGCTGTTACCAACGATGCGTGATATACGATCTTCAGAGAAAATAATGAGCTGTTCACGGAAAACAATTAAGTCGGTTATAGTGCTGCCTACGTTGATTATACCACCGCCTGATGCTGCTGTAAAGTCATCATCTTCGAACGGCGCAGAAAACACAAGGTTTTCGCCTTTTGCAGCAAAGATGTGTTCTTTAAATTCTACTGCGTGGGTGGCACCCTGTAGGTCTGACGGTCCAGAAAGTTGTGACAGATCAGAAGCAGCAACCCCTGCAAGTATCAGCGGGTAGCCTATACCGTCAACAATGAAGAGTTTGTCGTTACCGTCGAAATTATACTTGCAAAAGCGTACACGTGATGTATTCGTACCGAGAGTCAGTGATGTCGAAAGGTCTGTCCACGCTCCTGATCCACTTGCACCTGCAAAAAGTTTCGGATCGCCGGATGTCTGGTCACGTGCTGTAATCGCCCTGTCTCGAAAGAACGTAACTCCTAAGATATTGTTTTGTCCGGTGACTATGTTTGAGTTAAACTTTGAGAACCCTTCGATACGACGATAACCACCCTCTGTGGACGCCTCGAAGTTGATAAGGTTACGTGCAGAACCCGGCGCGGCACTGCCGTGCTGCAGCGGACTAAGGTTGCTGATAAGACCCCCACGAAATTCAATGGGGTACGTCTGCCAACGATCCGGCATGTCAGGTTGCCCTTACATAGTAATTTTCATTTACAAGTATCTTACGCATGTTTTTCATGCCTTCATCAAACTTGCTTTTTGATATTGATGCCATCTCCATGTTGTCACGGAACATGTAGCAGTAATACATAGCACCATCTACAATGACATATTTATATGGTTCTGGTATCATAGGCACATCATCGTGCAGAGACAAATTAACGGGGTGTAGGAAATACTCATACTCGATCCTGTACGCTTTGTCAGGCATGGGTATGATGCCGAAGTAGCCGTCTTGTGATCTAAATACAAACTCGGGTACGCCACCCTTTGTAGTATCTGTTTCATCCTCTTGATCTATGTAGCGATCTACGTATTCCACGTAGGTAATCTTACGTAACTTACGTGCCCTGCCTACGTCGAGGCTTGTGTCTCGCTTCACTCGAAACGTATCAAAGTCTACATACTTAGCCTCGTCCGCAAACGAGTAACGAGTCTCTCCGGCAACCAGTGTGATTTCATCTGAGTTGTGATTGTAGGGCCAGTACAGATAGTACTGATTGATGTCACGGATAGAAGAGTTCACTGCATCTTTGATAGTCCCGTAAAAACCTTTTGCAGTAGAGAAATTAGTAGATGTGAGTTCTGTCTCGTTGAGACGACGAGCAACGCTGTTGACGAGTTCGAGGTAATTGTATGTCATTAGTTACGCTCCCTTACTCGCAGATTGATTACTCGTTTCGTAACGATAGCAGCAGTGGTCTTAGCTGACGTGCTTGTTGTAATCTCGCAAATTAGTTTGTTGTCCACATTTGCTGTGCCGCCTGACAGCACAATGGTAGCCGTCGTACTGGTGTTCGCAATACGATTTACAGTCATGCCGTTGATCGTATCCGAAGCAGATAGGTTGCTTGATTCTGTGCCGTCAGTTTGTATAAAGCGCCACGCAACAGACGCAATAGTCAGCGTATCTAAGTACCGGGACCAGTCTACAGTGTAGTCTAGCTGTTCATCCGGGTCTTTGTCGGGCCATCGTAATGACATTTTATGCTACCTTTGCTAATCTTTGTGCGTCTTGAGGCACAGATACGATTCGGGGTTTTTCTGCAGATACGAGGGCAGTTCGCTGTTTATCTTGGGCAATATAAATAACATGCTTACGTTCGTAGAGCGTTGCATCAAAGAAGAAGGATCGGAATCCGTCTGCAGTGACGGCTGCTTGGCCCGATACGGATGCGGTCCCTAATAAGCGACGGGTTGCTAGTCCTGTAATCGATGCAGTGCCAACTACAGAGACCGTTACAACCACTGTCCGAACACCAGTGGCTGTGGCTGTCGTTGCGCTCGATACGGATGCGTCTACATTGTGAATTCGTACTGCCGCGCTGGATTGAGAGGCAGTGCCGCTGACGCTGCTTGCGCCGTTCCGAACGCGGATTGCACTTCCAGATACGGTCGCCTGACCGGAAACAGAAGAACTGGCACTAAAGACAACTGTCGAGGATGCGGAAACAGCCGCCGTACCCGAGATAGATGCCGAGACATCCTTGACCCTGACTGCCGCCCCGGTAACCGTGCCCGTGCCTGATACGGAGCTTGCGCCCTCCTGTACCCTGATTGCCGTTGCGGAAACTGTACCCGCACCTGACACAGAGGATTCTGCGACGGCTCGTAGGGCTGCAGAAGACGACGCGGTTGCCTGACCAGATACAGAGCCAGTAACAGGAGCGAGGAGTGTAGCCGTCGCCGATACAGTCGCTGTCCCGGATACAGACGCTGCGGCAGTTTGGATGCGAATACCGCTGGCCGATACTGTAGCGTCACCGGATACGGACGATACACCCGCCGCTCTAAGCAGCGCACTTCCTGATGCCGTTGCTGCACCAGAGATGGCGGAGTCGCCCGGACGAAGGGCTGTTCCTGTCGAACTTGACGAACCACCTGCAGAGATAGAGCTACTTGCAACAAGACGAGCGGTGGCTACTGACGTTTGCGTACCCGCAGCAGATACAGATGCAGCGCCTGTGGCTGTCAGTGTGGCACTTGCACTAGCCGTGCTTGAGCCGCTTGAATCTACTCCTGCTAACTGGAACGATGTTGTATCTACGTCTGCTATAGTAGCAGCACCAGATACAGAAGCTGTTACATCCTCTAGTAAGCCTATCGATGCAGATACTGCTACACTAGCGGCACCAGAAACGGAGGCAGTCACCTCAAAGAGCGAAGTACCCGGAGACGAAAAAGGTGCTTGCGAAAATGAGGAGGATGCAAACATTTACTTAGTCCAGCGGATCAGGCCAGTCGTGGATAGGTGCGTTCCCTGTTACTTTTCCGTTTGAATCTGTAGGTACATCGAACAACGCAACGAAGGCTGCGTGATCTGCAGCGTTGTCAATGGCAGTTTCGATCTTGCCACTCGCTGTGCGGACTGCAGCGCGATACGTAGTCACAGAAGAAGGAATGGCTGCGTCTGTCTCTGACTTGCGTACGACGTACCAATCGGTGTCTTGCAACAAACTACCTGCAGTACGCTTTGTCTTATCTTTCCACACTGTTTTTAGGCCACGTGCAACAAGCTGATTGCCGTCAATGTCGAGGATCGGATCACCCTTTTCATCAACCTGCTTTACATCATCAATAGCTCTAGGTGTTTTTGCATCCCAGTAAAACCGATTGTCGTAGGGTGCCGGATCATCTTCCCAGACTAGACCGACAGCTTTCTTTTCTGCATCCGTAGTCAAGGATAGCCAGTTGCCCGGATATTGATTGCCGTCGTTATCGGACCAAGCCCTTCCTGCTCGAATGATTTTACTACTGTATTTCCATGCCATCAGTACGTCTCCTGTTATCTTGCGTTGGCATATTTAAAGGGTTGTTCGGCAATGGCGAGGTAGAAAAATGACGCTGAGTTATTGACGCCCGAACCTGTGTCACGGAGTTTGAAACCGTTCGATACAAAATCCATACGGTCATACGGAGAAAGTTCATCGTCGTAGACGTTAGCAAACAAAATGTGTTCTACCTCGTTGTCTACATCACGTTTGTTGTCGAACATCGGCCAAGCACCTGTGGTGGTTATTTTTTTGATCAGTACAAACGCCGGTTTAAACCCAGTATAAACATACGTGCCATCCGCTGAACCGTTGCCGGTGTATTTGCCTATCTTGCTATAGCCCTCTATCGAAGCGAAGCAGTAAGCTACCACTGTGTCACCAGACCCGTAGTTCATGTTGTCTGTGCTGCCACGGCCTGCCGTAAACACGCTGCTAGTTGGTGCTGTTTTTCCGTAAGCAACATTACCGGAACCAGATGCTGGGGCGTTTGTCCCGAAGCCTACTACGGCATCTGAACCTGCAGGAAGCGCGAAGTTAGTCCACCCATATGCTTGATTTCTTACCTTGCCAAAAATAAGCTCTGGTGCAACTCCAAGTCCGTGTCCTACAGTGATATCCCCGCTACCTGTTGCGGTGTATGTAACAATGCTAAACCCAGCTGCAGCATTTGCCGATACGCTACTAGTTACATCGCCGTCATCGTTGCTAACAGCCGTGCCGCCAGCTTTCCAGTTCCACGCAACGTAGGTTGCGCCACTGTTTCCGCCCCAAACACCAGAGCCAGAACCTGACCCTACCGTGAACCCGTCAGCATCAAAACTTTGAAGACCGTTAGCATCAGTTGTTTCGGCAGCGGATTGACTTGTACTAAGGGTTTTTGTGACGCCTCGTATAACATCGGACAAAGCATGATGATCATTGGCAGAACGCTTTTTTGCCCACACCCAGTCTGGTTGGAATCCTACTCCTGTGATTGACAGGGTTGATGCGCCGGTTCCCGTGTAAAGCACCGTATTGAAGTGATCTTGCGGTGTCTCGCCCTTATTCGGATCGACAGCGGGATCGGGCAGGTTGTCTGTGCAAAGAGCAAGGAAATTAGTAGGTGGCGAGTAGTAAAAGTTACCAATTCCGTTGGCATCCGAATTACCTTGTTCAACCTTAGTACCGTTAAAACTGCCGTTCTGCCCAAAATTCCAGTGTTCAGCACTTGAGTCAGTGGTCACTTGAGCCATCAATGTAATGTCGTTACCGGCAAAATCAAAGGTCGATAGGTGATTTGTACCTGCTGACGGATTTCCGTCGCCGCCACCATCTGCGGCGTAATAGGTATTATTGATTCCGTAGTAGAGCTTACCACCATCCACATCTATCGCGACTTGGTGAATGTCCCCAGCCGTGAAAGTGCTACCAAAGTTAGTTGTGACGCTTGCGCCATTCCTCCAGCCCTGCTGTTGAATACCGCCGCCTTGACTTGTGCCTAAGTTGCCCAAACCGTTGCCAGCCGTGATATCTCCTTCTTCACCAACTTTACAAAATCCCCATCCATCATATTGACCACCTATGGTGTATTCAAAGTACCACTTACCTGATTTTGGCAGTTGAAATGAAAGACCTGTTACGTCAAAGAGAGAACTAGTGCCAGCAAGTTTTAAACCGCCTTCACTAAGAGTTACAGAAGTTATACCTGACCCATCAGCATACTCGGTATTCCACGTCGCAAAGTTATTCGTCGGCCTGTCCGGCACCACATCAAGATGATTTAGGTTGTTGTGCTGGAAATCGTTGTTGTTACCCGACTGATCAGTCCAGAAAGCGTACTCGCGGGTGTCAGCAAAGGCCATGTAAACGTATTCGCCGCTGGATGCGTTAACAATATCCTGTCCTGATTGAATTGTGAAACCCGTAGAATCTATTTGTGTTTGAACTTGTGTGCTGTCGCTTTCATTATCAGCAGTGTCAGCAGCCAGATACTTTGTTACGTCTCCGACTGCGTCTCTGGTTGTATCTAGTATTACCCAGTTATTACTGCTATCCCTGCGCTTGATCATAATCCACGCAGGCTTGAAGCCCGTTGTGATGGCTTTACCAGCGGAGCCTGTGCCGGTGTAGCTTCCGAACTTGCTGTAGCCAGAAATATCTGTCCAGCAGTAAGCTACGTAAGTGTCACCACTTTCGTTTGTTCCGCTTCCTGTGCCGATTGAGAACACTGTGGATGTCGGCGCAGTATCGTTCCAAGTCGTGTTGTCATCAACTGTCGCTGCGCTAGTGTTTAAAGTTAATTTATCAGTTTCTGGATTAGCAGTATTACCGGAATGATAGACTTGCCATGCTTGCGTGTCATTAGTTCTCTTTTTAACGAGAATCCAATCGGGCGCAGCACCCAGACCGTGACCGACAGTCGCATTCGATCCAGTTCCCGTGTAAGTGACTATGCTAAATCCACGGACTGTGTTCGCCTTCACAGACGACGTGATTGAACCGTCAGTGTTGCTTGCAGCGGAACCCGTGCCAGCATCCCAGCACCACGCGACGTATGTTTTGCCACTCTGATTAAAATAGTAGTTAGGCGACCCTGTGCCGTCTACACCAGTAAAACCGTCACTATCAAAGCTGTTTAAATAGCCGTATTGATCAGCGTTTCCGCCACCTTCAGTATTAGTGCCGTTTGAAGCTAACTCTTTGCCGCTTCCTGCGCCACGAACCGAGTCATAAAGTTGATGCGAAATGCTTTGATCTGATCGCATTTTAACCCAGACAAGGTCTGGAGAAAAACCTACGCCGTGAACGCTTCTGCTAGATTCTCCGTTACCCGTCCAGAGAACCGTATTGTGCCCTTCGACAGTCGTGTCGTCGTCAAAAGTGAGACGGAAGCCGTTGGTGCCGTAACTGCCGGTGTACTGTTTCGGTATCCAGATGCCATTTTTTGTTTCGCCGAATTGATCAACATCTGCACCAATACCGTCGAGAAAATTCACTTCGGCCATATAACCATCAAAATAATTGCTGCCACCGTACGTCCGACCGATAGTCATATTCAAGCTGCTTGTATAAATATTCGCATCAGCATCTTGCGACGGATAACTTTCCGTCTGAAGGTCAGTCTCCTTCGTCCCGTTCACATAAAAATTTATTCTGTTGCTTTCCGTTGCTTGTGTGCTGTCCACCTCTAGAACGATATGATACCACGCGGATGTGTCTCGAAACTTTCGCTTCGTCTGAACGCGCGTCGACCCAAACAAAAAACAATTAATTTCGTCGTCACTATCGATGAAGATTGGCACGTCTTGTGCGAAGCTAACCAAATCCTGTCTAGCGCCTATATTAGAACGCTTGAACCACATAGAAATAGTAAAGGTCTTTTTGTTACCCGCACTGCCCCATAACTTAGACAGGTGCGCACTATCATCGTCGTTAAAGCGCAACGCCTGATCTAAAGGAAAGTCATAAAACCCAGTGTCGCCACCGGCACCGATGCTAAGAATACCACTCATTTTGTGTCCAAAGCCCTTCCGATTTCGTGCAGGTTTGTACCGTCAGATACAAAGACAAGTTGATCACGCGCACTGGCAGTCGTCGTAAGCGTCGGAGCCGTGCCACCAACAAACTTAAACACAGAATTGAATGTGGCTGTGCGCGAACCCGTGCCGTCCTGTTTAATTATCAAAACGTATGCTGCGCCGTCAACCTGATTCGTTGGCGCACCGAAAGTACGATTGCCGCCTAGCGTAACACTTGTCACCTGATTAGCAGAGGTATCCCACGCGATTGTGGAAGCATCTGTAAGTGTCGTCGCATTGAAGTTCTGGGTAGCCGTAAACTCCTGCGCCGTCTTCAGGTTCGCAACAGCGAAACCGCCTGCTTGCGAGTTATCGTGGACGATGAGGGTATCCTTGTCGGTATCGACTGTGACCTCGCCTACCGCGCCGGTAAAGGAGCCGTGTTCAGAAGTCGTGCCCCGTCTAAGCTGTACTTGCTGTGCCATTAGGTTATTGCTCCAAAGTCATCTGTACTAGCGGCTGATCCTGTGATTAAACCGAAGTCTAAATCTGACGGGATGCCCAAGTTAGCAGGTGTAATTTTTTTAAGGACGCCACCGTCATTAACCAGAACGTGATCTGCATCGCCTGAACTTGTAGTCGTTGAGGCGGCGTCTGCGTTAGCGGTGCCCACTAGAGTGCCGGTGACGTGTGGCAGGGTAGAGGTTACGTTGCCAGCGAAAGCGGAGTGGGCGGGAGCCTGAAGCCTTGCGTAGTGTGCGTTGCTAGACTCGCAGTAGAAATCTACATAAGATTGTGTGCCGCCGTTTTTGATGGCTATGGCACCTTCGGATATACTTACACCGTTGCTGCCGTCAATCTGTACTACACCTGCACCATTCGGGGTGAGTGCTATATTGCCGTTAGTGTTTGTGCTAGTAACCGTGTTACCGTTAATATTAATATTATCAATCTGTGCTTCAGTGACTGCACTGTTCGTGCCAAGTGTTATGGCGTCAACAGCGCCACCATCGATGTTAACACTGTCTGCTGCTTGCGTGGCTATGGTGCCGAGTCCGATATCTGACCGCACTTCTGATGCACTTCGGCTCTCAAGACCGTTGGCAGTGAACCGTGCAAACTCGTCGTCTGCTACAGAGGAACTGTCGATCTTAACTGCGTTGGTGTTCGAGATGCCAAAAGTAAGGCTGGCTTGACCGCCAATGTCAGACAGCACCTCGCTAGTTGATCGGCTCTCTAGGCCATTAGCTGTGAACCGGGCATATTCATCATCTGCAACAGATGAGCTATCAATTTTGACTGCGTTGGTGTTACTGATGCCAAATGTCAAAGCAGCTTGACCACCAATGTCTGACAAGACTTCTGATGTCGACCGGCTTTCTAAGCCGCTGGCTGTGAAGCGTGCGTACTCGTCATCAGCAACTGAACTGCTGTCTATCTTTACAGCATTTGTGTTTGAGATGCCAAACGTCAAGCTGGCCTGACCGCCGATATCGGACAAGACTTGCGAGGCAGAGCGGCCCTCGATAGCAGTGCCATCAACTCGTAAGAAGTCGTTGTCAGCAACGCCAGACGTAAACTTCGGTACATTCGTATTCGATATGCCCGTATCTAGCACGGCTGCTGTACCGAGTCCCAGACTTGCTCTCGCAGTAGAGCCAGACTCCGCAACAAAGTTTGATCCGTCGCCTACGATAAAGTTACCGTTAGTTACTGCAAGGCCAGCCACGTCCTGTAGCTGCGCGTCCAGTCTGGCGTTAGCGACAGTGCCTGTAAGATTAGCTGCAGGTATGCCGCCTGTGCCTGTAATATTGTTGCTGTTGAGATCGAGATTGCCCCCGAGTTGTGGGCTAGTATCATCAACCAAATCCTGCATAGCAGAGTCTGCAGTAGACCCCTGTGCCGCAGTAGCAAAGTCAGACGAGTCGAAGGCTTTAACCTGTGAAAGGTTAGTAACTTCACTGTCCATCAACGCGCCAGCGGCGGTAACATTTGCTGTATCAGTTACGTCTGCAGAGGCTTCAATACCGTTTAGTTTAGTATGGTCAGCATCAGTAAAGACATTACTGTCGGTAGCACTCTCTACAAGTGTGCGGATTTCAGCAGCAGTTTGATCTGCGGTAGCGTTACTTTCGATGCCGTTTAACTTGGTGTGGTCTGCGTCTGTAAAGACGTTACTGTCACTGGCACTTTCTACTAACGTCCTTATTTCAGACGCCGTCTGATCAGCCGTTGCGCCGGTCTCGATGCCGTTCAGTTTGGTGTGGTCTGCGTCCGTAAAGACGTTACTATCACTTGCGCTTTCAACAAGTGTGCGTATCTCACTTGCTGTCTGATCAGCGGTAGCACTCGCTTCTATGCCGTCGAGTTTTGTACCGTCAGTAGCAAGATCGCGGCCATCAATCGTGCCGGGAATGGAGATGTTGTTACTGCCGTCAAGGAACACCGCTTTCTCTGCTGGCTGCGTTATAAAAACGTCTCTTGTGCCTACGCCCCAGTTTACTTTGTTGCCGCTGTTGCTGGACTCCAGAACAGTGTCACGAGATAGGGTGGTGCCAGATGCGGTAAATGTCCCTAGACCAACCTCAAAGTCATCTCCGTCTGTGCAACAGTAGTAAGTAGTATCCCCGTTGCTTAACACAGCATTGAAAGTCTGAAACCCGGTGGCAGCACCTGCTAGATTGTAAGCATCCGTGCTTCCCGTGGTTGCAGTCGTTTCTTTGACGCGATCTTTTACAACAAGAGCCACAGTTTACGCCTCTGAAATTGTAATTGCACCCGATGCAAAGCGGAGTGTGTCCCCGTCTGCAATAGTTTTAGAAGCTGAAAGAGCGCCGTAGTAGAGAAGATTTCCCGACGATGAAGCGTCCCATATCCCGAAGTGTGTCACCGTACCAAAAGCACCACCACTAGCTGTAAACTCTTCTACAGAGTTGCTTGCGGCTGAACCACTACTAGCAGAAGCGAAGGTGATGACTTGACGAGAGTACCCGTTTCCGGAGACCTCCGCGCCAGAACCTGCATCTGTGGGGTTTGCTGTGTGCAAAGCGAGGTACACATTACTGGGTGCAGAAGTAGAGGCCGTACCTAGAAAGTGGTCAAGAACCTTCAACTCCAAGTAATTAGATTTTGCATCTGACATAATTTACTCCCTTATGTCTTGTTTGGATCGTACCTCTCCTCAACAGAGACGGTTACGAGTAGAGTGTTAGCGGTTGTTGCCGTAGCATAGATAATATCCCCCGCGTCCAGAAATAGTGGAGAGTTCATGTCCACCAGTGCTACAGAAGAATTAGACGATATGGCGCGTGCCTCGAATATATTAAAGGTACTAGCCCCGTCATTCCTCTGAATCAGTATGTTTCGATCAGTCGAATCTGTGTTAGATAAAATAATAGCCTGCACCACAGACGAATGATTGGCAGGCACCGTGTACACTGTTGTCTGATTCGTCGTAGTCAAGTCCGCTGACTTGGTGATTAGTTTGGTAGCCACTAGCGAACCCTTCTATATGCGCGCGTCTTCTTCGCTATCTTCTTAGGCTGCTTCGCCACCTGTTTACCCGCCTTCGTCGCCTTACGCTTTGCGCGAGTCGTAGCAGCGTACTCTTTCGCGGAGAGCGCCTTAATAGCTTTTTCCGGTAGATATCTCTCCCCGGTAGCTTTCGGACCTTGTGTGGACGGCTTGCCACTGCGGGTGCGCCACTTCTGCTTAGTCCAAGCGGTCAAAGAGCGTTGGCTCTTCTTCTTCGGCATCCTCTATCTCCATCGTAAGCGTAGCCAGCGCGGCCAGTTTATCTTGGGCTTCCCCCCATTTTTCAAGCGCCGTGTCCATCTCCTCCAACAGACCCGGATGCTCACCAATACCCGTCGGCTTATCCAGATAAACCCGGAATACAAACTCTGCATCTGCCATCTCCGCTTGATATTTATGCCGCAGGGCTTCTATCGCTAATTTGTGCATGGTATCTCCTGACTACATATATTGTAGCATAAATACATAAAATTTACAAGAAAATTATAGTCTGCCCTGTGCGTGTAAGACTAGCAAGATAACCGCAGCAAAAATGCTGGCAATCACGATCAGAAGAAATGATATTATGGCTACTTCAATGTGATGCTTGTGCTTTCGTACCCGCTCTTCTTCTGCCTCTCTCCGAGCAACCCGTGCCTTTGCTTGAAAGCGTTGCCAGTCACTCCACAGTCCGGGGCGACCAGCATAGATCATTATCTGTTTTAGTTGTTCTTCTTGTTCGCGTATCTGTTCGAGAGCCATAAACTCTTCGAGATCAGAGCCGCCACCTTTTTTCTGTGCCTTTCTTTGTAGCTGTTCTTTTGCTCCTACAAAGTTAGCAATAGCCTTACCAGCACTGGCAATCTCCTTGCCGTTCTGGACAGCACTTTTGATCACAGCAAAGGCGGCGTTTGCGGCAGCAAGTTCGGCAAGCATTAATAGACTCGTACTTTATCATTTACTAGTTTCGGTAGGCAGTACGCCGTGACCGTGCGACCTTGTTCGTGTAGCTTTTGTGCGTACCACTTGCACTCTCGTAGGTCGCGAAAATACAAATCGTTACTGACCAGACGCTTATCATCCCCCAGCCCAAGAAAGACAAACAGGAGAAAGGCGTGCTGCATTAGTCTCTGTAGCCGCCCCCTGCTTTTTTGTAAGCTGCCGCAAGCATTTGGGCTTTACGCGCCGACCACTGACCCGGGCGTCCGCCCTTGCCACCGGCCTTGATGCGATTGAAGAGACGCTTTCTCATTGCAGGCTTGGTGTAGTTGCCAGCCTCGTTGACGCGGCTCTTGGTCTTTTTCTTAGGCTTGGATGGTTTACGAGGGGCCATCAGAACTCTCCCTTAACCATAGCGTCCGAGAGCTTTATAGCCCGCGAACCCACTTGCTTCGCCCATCTGGAATCGAGCATCTCTCGCCCAGCGGCGTCGAACTTACGCTCGTGGATTGCAGCCCACATGCGCTTAAATTTACAGAGGCGTGGCACGCCCATATTGAAGGCCATGTCCATCAGGATCAACTGACGTACGGCATCCAAGTCGTTAACAACGGGCTGCACACGGCACAACTCGTCTTCTACGATCTTGATGTCGTTCATGGCAAGATATCGTGCATCCGCTTCTGTGATACCGTGTTCGTACACGATAGCCATCGACGGAATGTCCATGTAATCGAGTTCTTCTTTACTGATCCCCCGGTCTTTTAAATTGCGCCCGATACCAATAGTGTCGATGCCGAGAGTGTCCTGATATACAGTGAGCACTAAGCCCTCATGTGCAATCAGCTTATCTAAAAAGTGAGATGTGTTATACTTCATTCTTTTGCCTCATGTCCCATCCATACCGCAAACGCACCTGTCATGGCTCCCGTCACCACACTTACAAGTGCTGCCTGTTGACTTGTCGGCTCTGGTATTGCCATGAACCACTCCACTACGCGCCACGCTGAGATCGACATCCCCAACATCATCAAACGGGGGAGTATCCTCCACCTCAGTATGCGCTCCATAGTAACTTCGGCCATGCTTACTTCTTCCCAAAGAATTTAGTAGCGCTACGAACGCCAAATGAGGCAGCAACGATAATCCCCAGAGAATATTGATACCATTGCGGCATAGCTTCGAGTTGTGCGAATCCATTAGCTACCACGCCCTCCATGCCCGGGATAAATGCAAGGATCAACGGCACTGAAAACAAAATAACCAGCCACTCGTCTTTCCACGATGACTGACTTCCACGCGCCATTTCTAAGTCCCATTCGAGTTCCCCCGTAGCTTTCTTTTCCATAATGGTCGCTTCGGCTTTTGCTCGTGCGACTTTGGCTCCCGTCTCGGCCTTTGTTTTTTCGACCTTACCCTCTAGCCATGTACCAGCTAAGTTGGCTATCGGGCCGATCAGCGCAGTTAACATTTCCACCTCTTCCGCGCCTGTCTAAGGCGGCTATTAGGATTCTTTGCAGCCTTCGGAAACTTCTTCATCTGTCCAGCAGAACGCGCACAAAACGACTTGCGCCGCTTGGCATCTTTGCTTCCGGGCTTGACTTTGCCGGTGACTGCAGTCTTTAGTTTAGAACCGGGGTTTTTGCGACGATACGCAGCCACCCCGGCTTTAGTCATACCCGCCCCTGCTTTCGTAGGCCGAAAGTTCTTCTTGTTACGGGCTGGCATTTTGTCGGCTTTGCGTGCCATCACTTCTTCCTTGCAGTTTGCGCCGCACGCCTAAAGTTGCCAGAGGTTGGTGCGCCTTTGCTCCCCGGCTTACGCATCTTTTCACCGCTACCGGCTTTGATGCGACGTTTCTTGGCTGCAATGTTGGCGTATAATCCGCGACGTGCCATTTTATTTCTTCTTCTTTTTGGCCGTGTTCTTGCCGCCATACATCATCTTCTTCTTCTTCGCACTTCCACCACGGGCCATGCCTTTGGCTTTCATCTTACCGCCATACATCATCTTCTTCTTTGCACTGCCGCCACGAGCCATTCCTTTGGCTTTCATTTTGCCGCCGCGCTTCATGCCTTTACTCTTCATCATCTTCTTCATAATCGCTCTCCGCGTAGAGGTTATCGAATACCCGCGCCGTATCATTGACGTAGTTCGGGTCTTGCTTTGAATGATGGACCCACTGACTAGGAGCGAAGTCCGGTGGGCCGTCGCCCGTTACGAACCATGCAGGGTTGGTTACCCTGACCCGGTTGTTCGGAAGAGCAACGATGTTGCCCGTCCACTGTCCAGCATCTAACAGTTCGAGTACGTGACTCTGTTTGTGTTGTGCCGGATCGTCTGCTACTTCTGTGTCCGTGTAGTCTACAGTGAAGTAATACTTAGCTGGGTAAAACTCACCGTCGATCTTTGCAAGCCACGGACAGGGTGTGCCTCTGTTGAGTACGAAGACCGAGTGATGATGTGACTGACAGTCCCACGGCTGGGCTAGATACGTCGGCATCGGCTCGGGCCACTCATCGAAGGGAGTGTCGCCTACGAGGGCTGTGAGCGGCATTCGCGCCCACATAGCGCCCCCGTGGACATTTTCTTCTTCGTCGCATCCCGTAAATAAGACTTGAAAGGATAGGGTACGCATCGGCAGGGTTGTGACCCCGATCACCATTGCATGTAAGAATTCACCCTGATATCTATCGTGATTAGTGGTGTATTCTCTCCGTACCCACGCTTTAAAATACGGAATGTTACTGGTTATGTAGTTCATCGCAGGACTCCTGTTACTTTCCCGGCAGGGGTTCCTGCTTATATCATATATAAGTAGAAGGGTCAAGGGGACAAGACGCCCCCCTGACAAGTTGGTTAGGCGAACGATGCCGCCGTTTCAGCAGTACCCATCTCTGCAATTACTGCAAAGCAACGGACTTTACCGTCGAAGGTTGCCGAGTTGACAATCAGGTCAATCGTATCTGCAGCACTATAGAACTTCGAAGCAGCATTAATTTCCTGATTCGTTCCTGTAGCATCTAGTGCAGAAACATACAGATCGTCGTCAGCGTCGTCACCCATGTCGAGGACACAGCCAGAGTTAGACGTTGCAGTCAAAACTTCTGCACCTGCCATCAGAACAAGGGTATTAGCTTTCATTTCGAAAACCTCAACAGAGTCTGATGTGGTCAGGTTGGTAGACGAGAAGTCGAGAACGACCTCAATGATCTGCGGCTTGATGCCAAGAGGGACGCCTGCGACAGCGCCAGTTACGGTGTAATCGGTCATCTAAGCCTCCCTTACAAGCTAATAACGGAACGAACGAGGGCTTCCGGGCGAAGGACTTTACGTCCAAACACGTGGAGACCACGAACGATGTCGCTAAAGGTTTCGGTCGAACGTACAACCTCAGTCTTCGCGATGTGCGAAGCGGTTGCAGTTGAGGACATGTGACCAGCAAGGATCGGGAATTCACCCGCACCTAGACCAGTTACATCAACGGTATCAGTACCAGCAGCGTTCATCGCAGTGGACTTGTAGCAGGTGAAGCCTGCAATGTTGCCCTGCATGACAAGGCCGTTACGCAGCGGCGAAGTGCCGTCGCCAGTGACCTGTACTTCTGCGAACTTAGCGCCTGCGCCAAACAGAGTCTCGTAGAAAGCCGGTGCAGCTACGAACCAGCGGTTCTCTTCCGGAACCGACTGATCGTCGAGGGCACGTGCCATCTTGAGCATGATGTTGACGAGGTTGTCGCCAGTTTGCGAAGTCAGAGGCGAACCCAGCGTACCAAGTCCGGTGACTTGAGCAGTGGTTGGGCTAGACTCAGACGAGATACCTGCGCCATCGAACATGGCGGTCAGGATGTTTCCGTCGTACTTACGCTTCAAGGAGTATGCACCCGAAGAGGTGGCAAGAGCCTCGAAGTTGACGTGAGAGTGACGCTCTTCGATGTCGTCAATCTTAAATGCAAAGGCGTTTGCCTGATCGACAACCATAGTTGTCTGATCGTCAGCAAGGTCTTGCGGGTTTACAACCGCGCCACGAGCATACGAAGAAACCGTGATTGTCGGTTCCTTGATGATGCGGACGGTGTCGCCAAAGTTCTCAATTTCGCCAGCGTAGTCGGTATTCGTAATATCTTCTGCAACCGAAGCGCGACGGAAGAATTTGAGAACTTTCTGGCTAAAAATTTCCGGTGTAAAGTTACCGGATGGCAGGTTATTATGACCTGACGCGCTATTAAAAGCCATTAGTCCATCCTTCCTATTTGGAGGTTAAGAGTTGTAGTCGATTCGGCCTTCTGCTCGTGCGGCATCGAGTTCGGTTTCTACCTTTTCGAATTCCCACGGCTTCATCTTGCCGATTTCAGAAGCCTTCCAAATCCGCTTTTCACCCGGAACCGTTGCAACTTCTTTTGCAGCGGGAGTAGACACGGACATAGCTGCGTCTTTATTCTTCCGAGATCGAGTGGATTTTTTGTTTAGGCCAGTGTCAGCCTTGTAAAGATCGATAACCCTAGCTGCCCACTTTGCATCCGTTGCATTGTTGTAGACGCCATCAGAGATGGAGCTAGGTTGATCTTTGAGCCAGTTACGAAATTCGTCACTCGCTTTTAAGTCGTCGAAGTCCGGCTGCAATCTAAGAAGCTCTTGATACGCTCGATCTTTTTCGAGCTTTTGTTCGCGTTCCTTGATCACATTTAATTCTTGCTCCAGACTTCTTACTCGTGCTTCAGATTGCGAGGAAGAAATCTGTTCGATAGCATCGTACATATCCGGGTACTGAACTCGGAAACTTGCTAAGTCTGCCGTTGATTCCCCCGGATTTCCTGTAGGAGTTGGGGCGCTCAATCGGCTGAGTAACTCTTCTCGTTCCGTACGCCACTCTGACAGTTTACCGTCGTAGTGTCGCTTGAGATCATCGTACCGTTTCTTGTACTCTGTATCGGCTTCTTCGTGAGGAGTTTCTTCGTCACGAGGAGCAAAACTAGAGGAAGATTCTGTTGCCTCTTGAGGAGTGGCCGACTCTTCGTCAGTGTCCTCTTGAGCTTCTAGCTCTTCCGCCTCTTCGTCATCATCCTTAGCGACCTCTTCACGATACTTACCGCGATAGAGTTTATCATTGTTGATAGTGCCGAAGGAATCATTAGACTTATTGGCCCTGTGGCCTTTCACTTTTTTTGCCATTTATTTTACCTCATTTGCGGGGCCACTTGGCGTGTGGGTGGCCGCTTCGGTTATGTCAGGGCCGCGTGAATACGCGGGTGGCCGACGAATAACTAAGCGCGTTGAGTTCGCTTGATTTTCTTTTTAGTCTTAGGAACGCCGCGCTTGTTAATCTTTTCTAGTTCGTCGAGTCCGATAGCTCCTACGACTTCGGGACGAACGTAAATTTCTCCGCTCGAAGCGAGAATGGGCTGCTTCGGCTTGTTTAATTCGATGCCTTTCGACTTGACGTATCTTTCGGCATCTTCAATCTTTTTAATGAGGTCCATCTCCCCAGCGAGTTTCACAGCCTCTTGATTGATTACGAAGCCGTCTTCCTCTGCTTCAGGCATAGGGATGTCATCAGCTACAGACTCTGCGTCGGTTACTTGAGACGGAGGTCGGTCGATAAAACCAGACTCTTCTACGTCTCCCTGTAGCTCATTGACTGTCAAAACAGATTGATCAGACACAATACGATCTTCATCCTCTACGAAACCGGGACGGGATGCGTTCAAACCACCCTGAGCGAGACCTCCACCGGGATCGGAATAGAACCCACCCTCGTCGTAATAAGTTGTCCTTCCACCTTCGAAGGATGGCCCTTGCACCGACGCCGCTCCACTACTCTCATCAGCCGGAGTAAATCCGGGAGGTGGTTCGTTATCAGAAGATGATCCACTACCTCCGCCGCCACCCGCTGTTGTAGTGGTAGTCGTAGTGGTAGTCGTAGTGGTGGGGGTGACCGCAGGCGCTTTCTTCGTGCTCTTGGCCGGTGTCATCGCATCCGAAGCCTTCGTAGCCATCTGGATGTGCGCTTGAAGGTGTGCAACTTTCACAGCCGCTGGGGTATCTGAGGTGAAGTCTCGGGCACCATTGAGCCATGACTTTGCAATACGTTGTGATTCGATAGCGTTATATCCACCGTCCGTGGTAACCCTAAATGTCGTACCCGCGAGTCCGTTATTTTCGTCGATTAAGTCAGAAAGTTCACCCATGCGACCTACACCCGTAACAAAGTTAAACTTACCGTCGAGTGTGTATCCGCCCCTGCCTGCCTTTATCACGGCATTACTGAGGTCTATATCGTCGGATATCTTATCAACAATATTAGTGTCCCCAGATGAAATGGCGCTGAGAAGTTGTTGACCTTTATCTACACCCAGCGTGTAATTTTCGATGTTACGTGCTACGTCTTGCGGGATGTCTATACCTCGAAGAGAGAGGTCACCCTTATATCGATTTTCTCCCGGAAGTCGATAAAGAATGCTGCCGCGCTCATCTCCGAGCCTAAGCATAAAGCCCCTCTGATTTCCTGTCGCACCTTTGTTCGCAGGATCAGAATTAAACTTGGCAATAGCATTTATGTCTGTGAACTCACGTGACATATTCGCCGTGGCAATCGGTGAAAAGATACCGCTGCCTGTTGAACGGGTTCCTACTCCTGTCGGATCAGTTAAACTCGGACCACCTACAACATTTGACATCCCCATTATCATTCCGGCGGCTGTTTCTACAGTGCCTACGAAGTCTGCAGCAGCGGCAGAAGTGTCTTTTGTGCCCGAAGTTTCTTTCATCACGGCACCGCTAAACTTACCGCTACGATCCATACCTACGCTTTCAAGGTACGTGTTAAAATCGCCGTGAATGACATCTTCAGGATTTATAACTTGAATTGCAGAAACATCGAGTGCCGGGTTCGTTCCACCGATCAATTTGAATCGATAGTCAGGCTCGGTCGGGTCTTCCTCCCTATACTGACCCCTCAACATATAACGAGGATCGAGAGGTCCTTGCCCGGGTGTGACAGACGGAGGGGCCGGGGACGGAACTATCGGAGAGGGTACGGACGGCCTACCTCCGTAATAATCGAAAAAACTAGCCATTCTTTGCGTTCTCTTTCACAACTGCTTGATGATTACTCTTCAAACTGAGGAGTGTTTCCAGTAAAACCAGCTTCCCCTGCAACTGGCGCATTTCCGATTCCGACGGCGCGACCGTCAGGGCTTGTACCACCAGCGTCTTGAGGCTGTTGAGGTACTCCTCTAGCCCCTCCCATGCCGGGTTGTTGTTGACCAGCGGGGCCACCATCCGGGCCTGATCCTTGTTGAGCATTTGCCATCATCCCCTGCAACATCTGAGAGTATATCTGTGCTTCGTTAACATCGTTGACGAGACTGTCAGGATCGATGTCTTGTGCGATTGCTAGTTCGCGTACGAGATTCGGAATCTTGATAAACGGTGCGAGCATAGGGTTCGCTACGGTTTGAAGGAGGGCAGTGAGTCGTTGACTCCGTACCTCTTTTTGCATAACAGCCGCTACGCCCCGGGGTTTGATTTCCAAATCACCCCCGATAGCGTCCATGTTATCGTTGAACTGCATGTTCCATTGATAGTATGCTTCACCGAGAGGTTTGAGTAGGTGATCATCCACGTTCTTGATCACGGTTTTCATCGAAAGACTCGC